CCGGTGATGAACCGGTTGATCATAAGTTGGTAATTATGGTGACGAGAGTTTCCTCCCATACCACATTATCCGAAAGGATTACAATCAATCTCCAAGAGACTGTCCGAAGGGATGGTTTCTTTGGGCATACCAACGAGGATCTTCTTCGTAAAATGGTCGGATACGTGGGACCTCGATAGACGAGCCGCCTCCAGATAATGGAGTAACAGCTGAGGGTGAACCCCAATCTATCAAAGTCTTATAACGACCGTTCCAATGGAAAGCCTGTTGTTTCTTATGTATTCAGGAGAATAAACATAAGGGTGAATCCAGACTCGCCGCTCCCCCCTCCACCTTCTGGGTGGGGGAGAAGTCTACTGGAATTAGGCCGCTATTGTGTGTGCTTAGGGAGATCTATGATCTCTGCACCATAGGAAATGTTTACTATCCCAGAGTCCTTTCAGTATGTCGAAAGAAACAGCTGTTAGGAAGGTAAGACATGACCCAGGTTACAGTCAAACTGAGGGCTTCGCGGGAAGGCCCGATGACGTTTGTCCCTGCTGTAACTATGGCATGTATCTAATAAATCCTGAGAAAGGATTTATGTCGAATACAAACATCTTCAAGATATAGTAATCTATCCGACCGGTTAAAACCTGTACCACAGGGCACCGAGTTTCATACCCGATGCCGCACACTGGTGTACAAAGATGTGGGATCAAAGTACTTTCATAAAAGAATGTCTTTGTGAAAACATCCTTGAGAAAGTCAGCCTGCCTAGGTGGCCTGCTCCTCTCAATACCATGTAAATGGTGAGAAAAGAGAAGGTTCCCAAGGTTGCTTTCGGATCATCCTCTGTTTTTAAAAATAACCCAATGAATTTCTTCATCAGATCATTCTCATCAACACGGATACTTCTTCAGTTACCGAATCATCATCTTTTTAAAGACTTAGATTGGAACCGGATAGAAGGTGGTGATTACGCGGTGGTAAACCCATCCGATCCTGCTGAAATCCTGTATCTAACCGAGCGCGATTATATTGTTCAGATTAGAGTCTCAATGACTCAAAATCATAAACTTCTCACACTGGCGACACCGTCAACCCCTCGACCCTCTTCTAATCAAGAGTTTAAAAACTCCCCCCCTCCTTTCGGAGAGAAGGATTTACGTTCTACTTTTCGAAAGGTATTTGCTACCAAATTCTACTGGGTAAAGAATGTAAAACATGATAAAGACGAGAAAACAGTCGTTGAGAACATGGCCGTTGTGACAGAGAGAAATCTGCTGCCACTTTTTGACTCATGGGCTCACCACCTGTGGTCGAAAATTGAAGGGCTTAAATCCTCAGGGAAGTTTCGTCGCGAAGTATGGATTTTATGTAACCATCTTATTGACTTGCTTCGCCGCCATGGTACAACGGATATAATATCCAGAATGAAGATTTCCTTATTCGTGATCTCCAGCTTTTTAGCTGGGACTCGTTTAAAGTCAACTTCAGATCTAGGTAAAAGAATCCGATTGTCCCATGGTCTACCAAAGATTCTACCGCTTGCAGTAAGAATGCGTATCCGAAATCGTGATACCGCAACCATCCGAATTTGGTCAAGTATATTTTACATGTACAAGGCCATATCGGGTCCACATAAAGCGCCTGGGTTCGATGTTATTACATCGTTCCCACCGCTGAAGGAATACCACTATCTTCAGGAGATTCCGTTATTTACGGAATTCGCCGAGAGATTTGTGGAATGGTTGTATTCTTTAACCGGAATAAACTTCTGGTTAAAGATGGATCTTACTCCTAAATCACTGTTTTCTGCTTCCTCGAGTGGACCAAACTGTGTTTGGGGCCTGGGGGGCCTTCCACTCGACACTCTAGCCTGGTTAATTTCAGGCTGGAATGATAAAAATTCCTTACGGAACTATATGTTAGCAGTCGGCGATGAAGCAGGAGAAAACATGTTCAGAGCATACGCCAGAAAGTTGTTACTTTCCTGGTGGCTGCCTGATCATGCTCACGATTTGGTTGATCGACTCGATACTGGTGAGGTTATCACCGAGAAAGAGCTTTCTACTGTGTATAACAAGCAATTCATACCCCCTCACATTTTGCGGGGGGGTGATCCTAAATCACCTACCGGTACATTAAAATCCCTATTACTAGGGAAGCTTGCGGCTTTGCCGGAAGCTGCCGGGAAGGTTAGGATCATTGCTATAGTAGATTGCTGGACTCAGACTTATCTGAGTCCAATTCATGACTTCTTCTTTAATATATTGAAGAAGATCCCTAGCGATGCAACGTTCGACCAGCAGGGGGCTGTGTCGGCCTTTGCAGCCAAAGGTCACAAGGAGTTATATTCTTATGACCTAACAGCGGCTACGGATACAATTCCATATACTTTATATGAAGCTGTCATGATACCTTTCTTTGGAGAGACTATCACTAAAGCTTGGTTGAGCCTTCTTCGATCTCGGGAATGGTTACTTCCGTCATGGAAGTCACCAGGATCGACCAGAAATGAACAACTTCTGCATCGAGGTGCATCACGTGTTAGATATAACCGTGGCCAGCCCATGGGTGCAAAGTCCTCATGGGGGGCATTGGCGCTTGTGCATCATGCACTTGTCCAATATGCAGCTTTCCAGCACGGGTTATTCCCGTTTCTGGATTACCTCGTACTTGGAGACGACATTGTTATTGCTAACAAATATGTCGCCTACTCGTATAGAGTTTCGTCCGTATCCTTGGGAGTCAAAATTGGTTTAGCTAAGAGCTTCACATCAAGTGAAAGCTTCTTTAACTTTGCCAATCAGTCTTACTTGGACGGTATCAATCTCTCTCCAATATCATTCAAAGATGAGTTATCTTCGACGGGAATTACTTCCCGTTTGGAGTCACTCTGGAGAGCGGTAGATAGAGGGTACTTAAATGTATCTTCAACGAATTTCTTTGCTCAAGCCATTCGTTGGCTGGTTTCTCCCCACATCCTGAAAAGGATTGAGGAGGCGAGGAAGAAGAAGATCCTTGATGACGTTGGTAAGTGGTGTGCTACAGCAATCTTTACCTCAGCTCTCGAAGGAAATAAACACTTCGAAGCTTTGGAAGGATTAAGTATTAAAGATATAGTAACGGGTTTAATAAACCCGAGATTGTCTCTCTTTACTTTAGCTATTGCCCCCTGCTTAACAATGAAGTCAAGCAAGAATTGGTTATCCTATTCTGGTGAGCTTTCACTTTTAGTTATCGATTGGCTTTGCCGCGATATTAAAGTTAAACTCATAGAAAAGGGTAACCTGATAAGAGCGTTGATTGGACAGGAACCTGTAGAGGATTTATCCTCTATAGAGTTCGTTCCACCCACTCTCATGATTGACCGTAAACACCTAGGTGTTGAAACAGACAGAGAGACTGCACCTGGTGCACATCTCTCTGATGAGAAAGTCTTTGGACTCTCAAATCATCTCAAATTTATTGAGTCTGGGTCGTATCGTGATGAGCGGAATTGGAATTATCTGTCCTTAAAGATATTCGGGAAGTCTGTTTCCCTACCTCGTCTTGTGAAAGTGAACGACAAGTTCACATGCCAAATGGCCAGTATTAATCCTGCGATTATGCTGTTCTCAAGTGAGTTAGTACTCAGACTAGCACGAGAGCTCATCCCAACTTATAATAAGTTGATTTTGCAGTTAGAGATATCTACTACAAAGATGAGACACTTCCTGGGATCTTTCCCTCATCTGATTCCTCAGATGATGCCGCAAGAACTTGAGCTACTTACGTGGCTACAAGATTCTGCTACAACAACCTTTTCGGTGTTGGAGCGGCAAGGTCGTATATCTAAATCTGGGTCACCCGACCAACAGGTTTTGGATATTCTCCTGCTGTCGGATCGTGTCCGATTCCTTAAGTTACTAGAATTCGAGGCTTCGCAGAAGGCGAAGTCCCCGAAGGTTTAGGCGTCAAAACGGCTAACGATTGGTTATCGTTATCGTCAGACACCCCCCAAACAACATGCGAGCATGTAGTTTGTCCTGTACTTTAACAGGTCGTCGGACTGGATGTATCTAGGTATCGGCC